ATGCTCAGGTCCATTTCTTTGGCGCTACCAATATGCCCCACCCGTTAGACCCACAGTCTGACAAGAAGGTCTACATTGAGTTCCGCAAGTATGAGAATGGCTTGATCACTTATACGATTACTGGTCCTGTCGAACAGATTGCTGTTGGCGAGAAAAAGAATCGTTATGGTCAAACAGTTCCTGAGAAATATTCATGGATTGACCCCCGCACACCTGAGTTAGTAATGCGTAATGCTGATGGTACTTTTACCAAAGAAGGCCGTGGATTACACACTTACTGCGTAGGCGAAAAGGGAAGTGGTATCTGGTCAATGATTGACCGTGACATGGTTACCGTTACTGCCAAGAACATCGCGAATCCTTGGGCATAAATGGACGATCTCTCTGCAAAATTTCAGCAGAGATTGTCTGGACAGGCTGAAGCATGTGCGCGTAAGACTTTGGAATGGTTACAAAAAGACCTACAAAGCAGTCACATGCTCAACCCTCAAGATGTCTATTACCTTGCTCAAGCAGCCCAAATCTTGTTAGACATACGAGATATTTATGGCGAAAAGTGAAGCAAGTGATTACATCCAGCCAATCTACAAAGATCGCGCTCTTAAACATCTAGTCAAACTGGCTGGCGGTAAAAGAGCCGCTAACTCTTTAAATACTGACCAAAAAAAGAAAATGATGCTGGCACGGGCAAAGATAGCCCATGACATGCAATTTAACCAACTCAAATGGTTTAGACCGTTTAAGTACCAAGAAGAATTTTTTAAGACTGGCCTGATCAGCACCCGCAGGGGAATGATTGCTGCTAACCGTGCTGGCAAAACCATTGCATCTACCTATGAGACTGCCTACCACTTGACTGGACGCTATCCTGAGAGTTGGAAAGGTAAGCGTTGGGACAAACCCATTATTGCTATGGCTGCTGGTGAATCTTGGGAGCAGGTAGCCAAGACTTTGCAATCCAAATTGCTGGGTTGCGATGACATCAAACAAACCTATAAACTTGGTACAGGTTCAATACCAAAAGAATGTTTAGATGAAAAATCCTACCGATCGGATGGACCAAATATCCATGCAATTGAAGTTTGGCATGTCACTGGTGGCAAGTCCAAGCTTTACTTCTCTAACTACACTCAGCAGGTTCGCCACTTGCAAGGATTCGAGCTTGACTTGGTTGTCCTTGATGAGCAACCACCAGACGAGACTTTTTCAGAACTTGTTGTGCGTACAGCGGCTAGAAATGGACAGGTTATCTGCTCATTTACCCCGCTCAAAGGATTGTCAGGACTAGTCCGCAAATTCTGGGATCAAGTAGAAGGTTACTCCCATGTGCGCGTAACTTGGGATGACGTACCCTATGAAAACGAATGGGGTGAGCCTTTTTTTAGCAAGGCTGAACGTGAACAATTAGCCAGAGACTTTATGCCTTGGGAACGAGAATGCCGAATGAACGGTATTCCTTTGGTCGGCAAAGGCGTGGTGTTTCCGCTATTGGAATGGCCTACATACAAAGCCACAGATGTCGATTTGTTGGAAAACGAAAAGATGGAAAGGCTTATTAGCTTTGACTTAGGAATTAAAAATGACCCGACTGTTATCTCGTTCTTCTTTAGAGATCCAGCTCAAGAAATCATCTACTTACATCGGCAAATCACTATCCCTTCAGGGGAAACGCCAGACGAATATGTTCATTACCTATTGGATCGCGAGTCTAAAGGGGTCCCGATTGCACTCCCACATGATGCGGCTACGGCAGGGCGGTACACACTCACCGAACAATCCGTCAGAGAGGTTTTCGAAGATACCTACGGTCTTAACACCATTGCGGGTGCGATCCTCAATCCAGCGAATGATCAGGGAAAGGTCACGAACCATAAAGCGTATGGAATCAATATAATGCGCCTAGGAATGGAGCGTGGCACATTTATGATTAATGAATCATGTAAAGCGTTCCTAGATGAGGCTAGAAACTATGCTATTGACGAGCATGGCAGGTTCTCAGACCCTGACGACCACATCGATTCTGCAAGAATTGGTATATTAGCGTTAATTCAAGGGCATGGAGAGTCTGTTGTAAGTCGCGCCAATACATTTGCTTTTAGACGACCAGCCCCGATTGAAGGCAAGGTACAAAGGATATGACATGCTAGATAAACAGAACATTATTGTTGAGAGTTTGGAGTCACCTCCCGGCAATAAAGGCATTGAGTACCAAGTAGCCCATGAAGCCTACTTAAAGATGGTGGACTATTTACGTCTTACTCAAGCCAAGAACACGCTCAATCGAATGAGCGATTATCACTATCTCAACATACCTGTATCTAACTCTACCGAGCCAGTTCGAGGCATTGATTACATTTCTCCCGTAGTGTCTCCCGGCATTGACTACAGCACAGCAGTTATCACTAAGTGCTTGATGCCAAACGGAAAAATTAACTTTGAGTTTGAGCGTTTTAGCGAAGCAGATGAGCCGGGTGCGCGTCAAGCTGCCAAGATGGCACTTCACTTCCTCAATAGTAAGAATGATTCTTATCAATTTGTTCGCGACTGGGCACAAGACGCATTGCTCCACAAGAGTGGTGTTGTTATGGTTTCGCCCGTTCGCGAACAGATTACCCAATACAAAGAAGTAGAGGGTACAAAAGACAATCTTCGTTCTTTTGAGATCATGGCTGCCGAAAAAGGTTTGACAGCCAAGCGCCAGCAAATGCGTAGGATTGACGTTGACCTACAAGGCGTAGCACAAGAAACCATGATGCCCGATGAGACTGGTCAACCAACAGAACCAAGTCCAGAAGAGATGAATGACGCTATCAAAGCGCACACCATCTATCGAGCTAAATACAAATTAACGGGCTACTCGACCAACATTCAGGTCAAACACGTTGCACAACACTACTTTGTGTGTAACCCAACCATTCCGGGCATCCGTAAGCAGGATTTCTGTGGGTTTTATGACCCAATGACTATCCATGAGGCCAAATCTCAGTATCCATACATCGATTTAGAGAAGTTTGCCGACCATGCTGCCTACGGTCCTGCTGGTGCGTATCAAGCTGGCGCTTTGGAAAACGATTTAGCCCTTCATGCGCGTGATTCAACCCCAGTGCCCGGTCAAGGCGTTATTGCATCCGCAGGTGCTGACCGTTTCAGCCGTGTTGTGATGATTACAACTGCTTGGTTGCGTAGAGACATTGACAATGATGGCGATGAAGAAATCATTGAGGTTTGCTACTCAGGTTCATACATTTTGTACATCAAGGAAGTGGACTTTATCCCTTTAGCGGTAATGGTTCCCAAGCCAATCGTTGGTAACTTCTTTGGTTACAGCCAAGCCGAGCGCCTTGTTCCGCTACAAGAGTACAAGACTGCTATCAATCGTGCTGAAATTGCCTTTGCAATGCAAGCATCTACACCTCGCATAGGTGTAAACCCTGAGTTTATTGATGCTGAAGAGATTCAGCGCGGTGTGTCTGCTTTATTTGTGTTGGATCGCAAGTTTGATCCTGCTAAACACATCTATGAGTTCCAAGCAATGGAAGGTAACTTGGCTTATGTCCAAGATGCTATGCAGCGCTTTGACCAAGACACCAGCCGTATGCTTGGCATGACCAATCCTGCTGACACTCTTAACCCAGAGGTTATGAAAGACGGCAATTCTGGTTACAAACTGCAATTGGCTATGGGGCCAAACCAGTTGATCCAAGACGAGATGGTCAAAAACTGCGCTATTGGCTTGAAAGACCTGATTTACATTGTCTGGAAAACAATGATCCAGTATTCTGACGACTACAACATGCAACAGTTGGCAGAAGCTATGTTGCCGGGAACTGGTTTCCTAGATGCTAAGTCTATGGAGAACTTTGACTTTATTGACCGCAACATGATCAACATTGATTTGGCTTTAGGTTTCCTGTCAGAGGAAAATCGCCTTACTCGCCAACAATTGATTACTCAAGCTCAAGCCCAGTTTGCTGGTTTGGTTGCCCAACTTGATCCAAGCGTTCCTGAATTGTTCCAAAAGGCCAGACGACCATTTGAGGACACCTTGTACGCTTTGGGAGTAAAGAACTGTGACGCTAACATGCCAACATTTTAAGAAGCTGCCCAGAATATTCAAGCAAAAGCATCTAAAGGCCCCGGACCTGCTGAACAAGAGTTGCAATCTAAGGTTGGCTTGAATCAGGCTAAGACCAAAGAGTCTGAAACCGTAGCTGCTTCGAATATAAAAAAAGCAGAAGACATTGACACTGACAACATGTTTGAAATGATGGCAGCCAAACGAGGAAAGTTGAGTGCTGTCGAAATAGATTGAGGATAAGCAATGAAAAGTTTAGTAAAGAATATCCGTGGTTATTTCAACCGCAGGACAAAAGCAACGGACGGTTATAAGGAGGCACATGTAGAAAGGCGAACTCTGGTAATCCAAAACGGTGAGGCTGCTAGTCGGCTGATGCTGAATGAGGATTTTGCATTGATGTTTAACCTGTATAGGTTCAGCATGCTAGAAAGGCTGGAAGAGGCCGATAGCGACGAGAAAAGAATTGGCAACGCATACTATGTTGCTGGAGTGCGTGATTTCATTGACTTCGTCGAGAAGAGTGAATATCTCGCTAAGGTGGCTTTGAAAAAAGTCGAAACTTAACGAAATAAGGTAATATATGTCAGACGTAATCGCAGATGCGACCGCCACTGAGCAAACTGGTGCGGCTAACCCCGTAGACCAAATCTCTGCAATGATTGCCGCCAACAGGCGTAACAATCCGCAACCAGATGGAAGTCAAGCCCCACCAGCCGGACAAGTAGAAGCGAAAGCTGAAACCCCGGAGGCGGCTCCAAGTGAGGAAGCCGAACCTGAAGATAGTGCAGTCGAGACTACAGACGCTGTAGACACGGAAGATGCTGATGAGGCCACCGATGGTGTAACCGATGCAGTGAACTTCCTAGAGTTTGCAGAGGCTAATCCTGACATGCTGTGGAGAATACCTAACAAGGACGCTGAAGGCGGTTTTGTTGAAATCCCAGTATCAAAGGCAGCAGCCATTCTTGGTCAAGGAAGTGCTATCCATGAAAATGCGCGTAAGCTTAAAGCTGAACGTGCTGATTTTGAAGAGTATGAAGCGAATCGTCGGAAAGAACTAGATGGATTGCAAATTGGTCTAGAGTTAACGATTCAACCGCAGTTACAACAGGCAGCGGATGAACTGGTAACCCTTCAACAATACAACCAGCAATGGACGCAAATCCTGAACAACGCTACAGACGAGGTTCAACGCAGTGAGGCAGAGGCGGCTATCCGTCAAAACGCTCAGTTGATCCAAGAAAAGAGCAAGTTTATTCAGACGACCAGACCTAAAGTTGATCAGTTCTATCAACAGCGTTCTGCATTCGTGCAGGAACAGTTGGAAAAAGCAAGACAGAGTTTCTCTGATGCTGAACTGAAAAACAAGGCTACATATTCCGAGCTTCGGGATAAGTTGTCTAAGGAATGGAAAGGCGCAGAGGGATCATTTGTGGCTGGAGTCAAGAATCTTGATTTAGTTTCCAGCGATGAATACCTTTTAGGCTTGATTCGCGATGGTATGAAATTTAGGGATGGTCCTAAAGTGAAGAATGCAGGGAATTCATTGGCAGCCGCCAGTCGCCCAGCAGCCAGAGCTAAGACTAGTCCTGAAGACAAGACCGTAGAACTTCAAAAGAAAGCACAGGCTGGCGATAAAGGTGCAGCGCGAGATCTTTTGGCAGAACTTTTGTCTGCGAACAAACGCAGACGCTAACTTTGGAGTAATACGATGGCAACCATCACCTCGACAGCTTTAGGAAACGGTAACGGTTCCTACACCACAGACATCGTCGTAAAAGACCTCGACATGACTGTTTCTAACTATGTTAAAGACCGTACACCGGTTACTAACATGGCTATGTCCAAAAAACGCAAGATCAATTCGACTTTGCACATTTGGCCTAATGACTACTTCCGCGTCCCAGCATTGAATGCTAAATTGGAAGGCGCAGCAGTTGATTCAACTACCGCAGCTTCTAACACCCGTTCTAACTTGGGCAACTACACCCAGATTTTCACTACCGTGATTGGTGCTACTGGCACTGCTCGCGCTGTTGAACAAGCTGGTGGCGATCCTCAAGCATATCAAGAAGTCAAGCAATTGACTGAGATCATGTTTGACGTTGAACTGCAAATGGTTCGTGCTGATGCTGCTTCTATCAAGTACAGCGGTCAAGCATCTACTACCCAGTCTTCGCCTAACAACGGTCGTCGTTTTGGTTCTTTGTTCTCTTTTGCAGGTACACGTTCTGGTAACCCAACCAGCGGTACAGCAGTTTTGAACATTGCTACCTCTGACAGCAACGATACAACTTCACCAACTTCTACCAACACACCTTTTAACGGTTCGTTGGCTAACGCTGGTTTGGGTTACTTCTCGTTTGCTACTGGTCAAACCTTGCAAGCTTTCAGCCCTGTGCTGTACAAGCAATTGGTGACTGTCGCTGAACAACGTTTCAACGCCAAGATCACTAACATGGTTGTGCCTACATCGTTGCGTACCACCATCTCTGACAACATTCCTCAGAGCCGTTCTATCAACCGTTTCAACCCTGCTGACAAGGGCGACACGATTGGTACATACGAAGGTGATTTCAACTACACCTACCAGATCGATGATTGCTGGGTTATGGACCAAACTGGTTCTGACAACACATCAATCTTGTTCTTGAACCCTGATGTGGTTCAGTGGGGTAGCTTGCGCGAACTCGGACCAAACAATGAAGTATTCTCTAACGCTGATGCCAGCTTAGATCAGTACATCATGGAAGGTACTTTGATCGTGCGTAACCCAGCAGGTGTTGCTGTGTTGGCTGGTATGACTACAGGTACTGTGGTTACATCTCCACGCGCAACAGGCCAAGTGGCTCGTTATTTGACCTAATAGTCAAGGCAATCAAGGGGGTCCTTCGGGGCCTCCTTTTTTATGGGAATTTGTATGGAATTGAATCTGAACAACGAAGAAGCAAAGGTCAACGAGGATTACTACACCAAAGGAAACCTAGAAGCAGGTATCGAAGGTGTTTTAAGACGCAATGATCAACTCTACAATGAAGTTAAATCAGGAACTTGGTCGCAAACATTTAAGACTAAGAACTTGGATTACAAAATTGGTGCTGAAGGCGGGGCCAGATACGTTCAATACACCCAACACAATGTTGAGGCTATAAAACAATACTGCAAAGAACGCAGGGAGTTTTATAAAGCAATCGGCACAACAGATAATCCGTTTTTTGCTGGCACTTTTGAGGCAATGAATCTTCCGAAAGCGATAGCACATTCGATCTGCTCAACGTATTTCAATAACCGTCCGTGGGATTTGGTTAAGACTGACAAAAAGGACAAGATTTTGTTCTACGCCATCGTCAATGAATACTATTCAGACTTCGTTTGTCATCCTTCAGGAAAAATACCATTACCCTATAATCCAGCAATACCTACCAAGTAAGGAAGTGTTATGGCTCTATTCATTCAATCTGCTAATTCATTAGTTAGCCGAGTTGCACAATGGGTAGGAGCGATTCCTTCAAGTTTAGGCATAAATGCCACAGCATATAACTCTTCTTCAGGAGTTATTACTACTTCGGCAGATCCAACATCGTTGTTGATTGTTGGTGACTTTATTGGCAACACTGCCATTGGTCCATATACCCCAGTTATTGCGATTTCTAGCACCACAATTACTGTCAGCGATCCTGATGCAGTATGGAGCGGTGCTACTTATCCTACGGCAATCCTTAAATTACCAACCCAATCAAGCCTTGAAGTTTTGCAATGTGTTCAACTTTGTGAACTGAAACTTCGTACAGCAGAGTTACCTGCACTGCGTAGTAACCCTTATCCTGATGATGGTGACTTTGTCACTACAGACAACAATGGCATGGCTCCTATTCCCAAGGATATGAACTGGCCTATTTTGTTTTTCCAAGAAACTCCTAATAACCAAGTCGAACCAGGCACTCCTGCTGCTAGTTATGGTCCTTGGATTATTTATGACCGTGTGGGTGATCGAGAAATTATTCGTAGACGCATGATTGACCAACTCTATGTCAGACCATTTGGTGTGCCTAGGGTTATCCGCGCTTCTTTTTCTGAGGTTGGACAGAAATATGTG